GGTGGGTGACTCGGTGCGCGCGAGCGTGCTGGCCCGCATCGGTCGAGGCGAGCGCCAGGCTGACAACGCGTACAACGGCATGACGCTCCGCGAACTGGCTCGCGCCTCGCTGGTCGATCGTGGGATCGGTGTGGCCTCGCTCAACGCGCCGCAAATGGTCGGCTTGGCTTTCACCCACACTTCCAGCGACTTCGGCCTGATCCTTCTGGATGTCGCCAACAAGTCGGTGCTGGCTGGCTGGGAAGAGGCCGAAGAAACCTTCCCGCTGTGGACCAAGTCCGGCATTCTCACTGACTTCAAGCCGGCGCGCCGCGTCGGGCTGGGCGAGTTTTCCTCGCTGCGTCAGGTGCGTGAGGGCGCCGAGTACAAGTACGTCACCCTCGGCGAGCGCGGCGAGCAGATCATCCTGGCCACCTACGGAGAGCTGTTCAGCATCACTCGTCAGGCGATCATCAACGACGACCTGCAGATGCTCTCGGATATCCCGTTCAAGCTGGGCCAGGCTGCCAAGGCCACCATCGGCGACCTGGTCTATGCGGTTCTGACCGGTAACCCGGCGATGAGCGATGGCAAGGCTCTGTTCCATGCCGACCACAGCAACCTGCTCACTGGCGCGGCTTCGGCGCTTTCCATCGACAGCCTGAGCAAGGCCAAGACCCAGATGGCCACCCAGAAAGCCCAGGTAGAGAAGGGCAAGGGGCGCACCCTGAACATCCGTCCGGGCTTCGTTCTGACTCCGGTGGCACTCGAGGACAAGGCCAACCAGATCATCAACTCCGAGTCCGTGCCGGGCGCCGACGTCAATAGCGGCATCGTCAACCCGATTCGCGCATTCGCGCAGGTGATCGGCGAGCCGCGCCTGGACGATTCCTCGGCGACCGCCTGGTACATGGCTGCCAAGAAAGGCTCTGACACCATCGAGGTGGCCTACCTGGACGGCGTCGATACTCCGTACCTGGAGCAACAGGAAGGCTTCACTGTCGACGGCGTGGCCAGCAAGGTCCGCATCGACGCCGGCGTGGCGCCGCTGGACTTCCGTGGCCTGCAGAAATCCAACGGCGCCTGATCGGTGCCAACTCCCGAGCCCCGCATCTAGCGGGGCTTTCTGTTTCTGCCATTAGGAGAATCAACCATGGCGAAGAACTATGTGGAGGACGGCAACGTCCTGACTCTCATCGCGCCTGCTGGCGGCGTTCAATCTGGCGTGCCGGCGGTGATCGGAGACCTGGTGGTGGTGCCGCTGGTAGATGCCGCCGCGGGCGAGCCGTTCGCCGGAAAAACTGGCGGCGTCTGGAGCCTGCCTGCTGCCGCTGGCCTGACCCAGGGTGCCAAGTGCAGCGTGCTCGATGGGGAACTGGTAGCTGCTGCCACTGCCGACTCGGTGGCGTTCGGCAAGATCACCGAGCCCACCGTTGACGGCTTCGCGTCGGCGATGCTGATCCAGCAATGAGCGCGCCGGGCCGTTTTGGCCGGCTGATCCAACGGCTCCACGAACGTGGGCAACAGCGGTTATCTGATGCCGTGGGCGAGTTCCGCGGCATCGGTCGTCCCCCGATCAGGGGGATACCGCTGCAGGTCGACCGAAACCTCACCTACGAGGGACCTGATGGGGTTTTCATCACGGACAAGGTTGGGATCAGTTGGCTGGCGAAGGACGTTCCCACGGCATCGCGTGGCGACCTCTTCGTCATCGGGTCGTCGCGCTATCTCGTGGAAAAGCTCATTGCGAACGACGGTTGGTTGCTGACGGCAGCAACGATCGAGGAGGAAGCATGAAGCCGAACGTGCTCACGATCGGCCGCTTGGCCTTGCTGGCGCGCCTGCAAACCATCACGCCAAACCAGGGATACCGGACAGACGCTGGCACTCGTGTGCTCTCCGGGTGGTTTAACGAACTGGTCAAGGAACGGCACGAGGGCTTTCCGCTGATTGTCGTCCAGCCCGGCAAGGAGCAGCCGCCGGAGCATCTTGATGCCGCCGTTCGCTTCCATCGCGGCTTCGACGTGGTAGGCGCGGTGCAAGGTGGGTATGACCACTATGAGGAGGCTCTGGAGGACCTACAGCTAGACCTTTTGGCGTGCCTGATGCCTGCCCCCAAGGGGCATTTCCTGCGTTGGCTGCCCCGAGAGCGCGGCATTACCGGGCTGACGTTGGGGGCGCCTGAGCCGTACCCGCCGGGTGATGGAGTGGCCGCTGCTGTGATTCGAATCCCTGTCTATCTGAAAACCATCATCGAGGCGTAACCCATGAAGAGCGATCCCCAGGTGCCGGCCGCGGTCGACGCCGCGCCGCCGGCTGCGCTGAACAAGGCCGTCGAGGTCACCCTGGCCAAGGTGCATTGGCACCAGGGCAAGGAGAAGGCGGCCGGCGACAAGATCAACGTCAGCCCTGACCAGGTTGAATTCCTGCGCCGCGAAGGCGTGATCAAGAAGGAGGCCTGATATGGCTATCGAGAAAGAGACGTATGTGATCGGCGGACCCTTCAAGATCCGCGAGTCCGGCGCTACCACCCCCTTCCAGTTCGCTGGCCTGGTGTCCACTATCCAGCAGACCATCGAGACCAACGAGATCACTTTGCCGGATACCACCACCCCGCAGGGCGGTGAGTACGATGCCGTTTCGCGCATCACTTCGGTCGGTTTGTCGATCAACTTCCGCGAGCTCAAGACCAGCATCCTGGCTGCCTTGGTGTGGGGGGACGCCACCAATGTTCCTTCTGCCACCCACACCGACGAAGCGCACACCGCCGTTCCAGGAGGCACGATCGCGCTCGACTTCATGCCGCTGGAGATCACCAGCGTGAAGAGTGATGACGGCACCACGACCTACGAAGAGTTCGACGACTGGAACATGACCGGCGCCGGTATCGAAATCGTTGAAGGGGGTGCGATCTCTGCGGCCACGCCGATCAAGGTGACTTACAAGTCCGCCACCGTTGATGTGATCGAAGCGCTGACCAACAGCGGCAAGACGTTCGAATGCCTCTTCGAGGGTGAGAACGCAGCCGGTACCCAGCGCCGTATCCAGGCGCGCTATTTCCGGTGCCGCCTGAACCCGTCGAGCCAACAGGACTGGCTCAATACCGAAGACTTCCTCGCTGCCGAGGCCACTGCTAAGGTGCTGATGGACCCGACTAAGGTCGGCGCTGGAAAGTCGAAGTATTTCAACATCAAGAAGGAACTGGCGACGGTGTGACGCCATTCATGCCCGGCAGGGACGCCGGGCGAGCAATCCCTGACTCCGATCTGACATTTGGGCTATCAAAACCCAACTAGGCCCTGGGTTTTGGTGTTGGCGCGGCGGTGCTAGAGTGTGAAGCAGTTCCTATGGAGAGTCGCTATGAAACGGATTTTCCCCGTTCTCGCTTTGCTTCTTGCGGTCAGTTCTGTCCATGCGGCGACGGTCTTCAAGTGTGTCGGCCCTGACGGAAAAGTCACTTTTACCCAGCAGAATTGCCCAGAAAACCAATCCCTGGACGATGTGGTCTCCGCCACCAACCAGCGTCCAAGCGGGTCAGGTGCTTCGGCTGTCATGGCTAAGCCCAAGCAGCCATCAGGCCGTACCTATAGAGGTAGCCATCAGGGCGGCAGCGGAGTGACCGTCGTCGGTGGTTCGTCGCCAAGCCCTACGTGTTCCACAGGGTTGTCTGAGCGTGACCTTCGCAAGGCCAAGGTCCAGGGCAAGGTCGTCCCTGGAATGTCCAGGGAGGATGTGGAAAGCATCTACGGGAAGGTGAACCGCAACGGCAGTACCGCCGGCGCGGGTGCTGTCACCTACTGGAATGACAAGTATGTTGACCAGACTACGGTTTCGTTTGACCGAGATGGATGTGTGCGGGGCTCCTATCAGTCTGGCCATAAGAACTGACCCCAAAATTCTAGTCAGCCCCGCTTCGGCGGGGTTTGTGCTTTCTGGAGGATTGAAATGTCCGAGATGACCGCAAGCAAGGTTGTGAAAGTGGGTGAAGCGGAAGTGATCGTTCGTGAACTGAGTGTTGCTGATGTACGTGCACTGATCAGTGCACCGCAATCTTCTGATCTGATAACTGAGGCTTTATTTAAGGATATGCGCCTGAGTGATATTCCGACGTTCACCTCTTTGAGCGAGGGCGACGTAGAGATTATGCGACCAAGCGAGCTGTCGCTGCTGATTAAGCACTGCCGGGAGATGAACCCCGATTTTTTCGGCATGCTGGACCGGCTGATGAGTCCAAGTCAAAAGCGTTAAGAGCCCTAGACTCAACTGTTGGAATCTTGATTCGTCTCGGTCACCACCTCGCCTGGAACTATCCCTGGTCCCTGTTTCTGAACTCGCTGAAGGCGGATAAAAATGGCTGATGTTCGCATTCGTCTTGTGGCTGACCTCGATAGCGCATTGCGTGAGGTTTCAGGGTTCAAGAAGGAATATGCTGATCTTGTTCGGGTGGTTGAGAAACCACTCCGCCAGATAAGTGCATTTCGTGACCTAGAGAGCGCGCTTGAGCGTACGCAGCGCGAGATGAACCGCGCTCGGGATAATGTCCGCAGCCTCGGGGACGAACTGGCCAGGACGGCAGCCCCCTCAAGAGCGTTGCAAGCTAGCTACCGGGATGCCCTGGCGGAACTTGGTAGGCTTGAGCGATCCGAAAGAACTCTTCGAGCATCTATCGCGAGCCGAAGAGGCGAGTTGCGTGACGCTGGAGTTGACACCAAGCGGCTTGCAGAAGAGCAGCGTCGGTTAAACGATGAACTGACCCGGCGCCTGGGTGCCGGTCGCGCAGACAGGGCGATGAGCGCTGCGCGCGAGGCCCTGGGGGTTGGGCAGCTTGAGCGGGAGCAGCGAGCCCTGGTTGAGCTGCGCCGCCAGTATCAGCTGATCAGCCAGGATGCAACTCTTTCCGGAAAACAGCGTGCAGAAGCCGAGGCCAATTACAGGCGATCTGTCGATCAATCTCTGGGCAGACTGCGCCAGCTGAGACAGGAGATGTCAGGTCCGGCTAATCGACCTGATAGCTCTCTGTCGTCGGCAAAGAACGCCCTGGGACTGGCGTCGATCAAGAATGCGCAGCAGGCTCTTGTTGAACTCCGCCGACAGTATCAGCAGGTGCGCGACTCCGGGGTGCTGTCGTCTCGCGAACTGACTATCGCGACAGCCAACTATCAGGGCCAGGTCAAGGCGTTGTTGGCGACTTTGCGCGAGCAGCGCACGGCTCTTACCCAATCTGCAGCGGAGCAGCGCCGCACGGCTGATGAAATAGTCCGCCGGCAGGCTGAAGCGCGAGCCGCTGTCAATCAGCTGGTTGCGGAGCAGAAAAAGTCCGCCATAGCAGCCCGCCAGCAGGCGCTTGAGGCCGCGCGAGGCGATCTTGGGGTCAGTCGCTATCGGGCTCTCGCCGGGCAACTGCAACAGCTACAGTTGCAGTATCAGAACCTACGAGCCAATGGCAACCTGACCAGTCGTGAGCTAGGCATCGCGCAAAACACGCTGAATCAGCGGCTGCGCGAGACTCAGCGAGAGCTGAAGCAAGTGGCGCGCGGCTACCAGGGGCTTAATGGCCTTGGTGGGAACATTCTGTCTGGCCTTGGCAACGGGCTGGGAGGAGCGCCAGGCGTCGCGAACATTGCTGGGCTCGCCCGCGGAGGCGCTGCGGTTGGGGCGGCTGCAGCAGTGTCGGCGGGCCTCGTAAAGCTGGCGTCAGACGCCGTGAAGGGGTCGGACGAAATCTCCCGGCTGGATGCGATGCTGCGGCTGGCCACTGCGTCCCAGGAGGAGTTCAACCGAGCGCAAATCGAGCTTGATCGAGTTGCCGATGATACTCAAGGGGATGTATCGGACCTGATCGTTCTCTACAGTCGTCTGCAGCGTCCTCTGGCGGAACTCAAAATGGGGCAGGAGGCTGCTCTTGAGACAACCGAGGCGGTAACGCTCGGCCTGAAGATTTCGGGGGCGTCAGCAGACGAAGCAGCAAATGCCGTCAGGCAGTTGTCGCAAGCTATGGCGTTCGGGAAGCTGAAAGGCCAGGACTTCAACTCGGTAATCAGTTTCGCCCCGAGGCTGGCTAATGCCCTGGCGGACTCGCTCGGCGTGACGTCCGGCGAACTGAAAGAGCTTGCTGGAAATGGAGAGATCACTGCCGAAGTCATCGTCAAGGCCTTGCGTGATGTACTGCCTCAGCTGAGGAAGGAGTACAGCGAGTTCGCGCCAGAAGTCGGCGCGGCTTGGGACCGTGTTTGGAATGAGCAGCGCAAGGCCCTCGGCCGGATGGCGAAGGAATCTGGAATTACCGACTGGCTGGCCGGAAAGCTAGATAGTTACGCGAAGAACTTGAACAGTTCCAACAATCTGATCCGTAAGGGACAGGCGGCTGTGACTGACTCAATGTCCGCCGAAGCCGCACGTCAGCAGGAAATCATTACTCGGCAAAACGACATGCTGCGCCGGGCAAAAGATCAGCGGATTGCAGATCTCCAGACGGAGGCCGTGCAGGCAAAAGCGGCGCTGGCTCAGTCGACAAAGGTGCTACAGGACGCCTTAAAGAAACAGGCTGAGGTTCGCAAAGAGTTCGCTGATCTGGTGAAGGGGATCACTAGTGCGCCGGCCGGTGATCCATCCGTTGGAGATGTTGGGAGCGCAACTGCGAATGCCCGCAATGCTCTTACTGCGGGAAACACAAGCAAGGCGATTGACGAAGCCAGGCGTGGGCTAGAGCTGCTCCAGCAATTGAAGGATGCAGGAGAGAACAGTTACGGGTTTGCCGGTATGGCCAAGGAGTTGGAGAGGATCGCCAACAAGGCCGCCGAGGTTGAGGCGGGAAATGCCAAGGCCGCCCAGCAGGTAAACGAACTGAACCTGGCCGACTTGGAGAAGCGGATCAAGGATGTTGAGAACGTCCAGGTGTCCTTCGGCATGGACTTCGAAAGCGTTGATGCACTGAAGGCTCAGTTGGATGCGGTAGCTGCGGATCTCGCAAAGCGGATGTTTATCCCGGTTACCGTTGTGCCGGGCGTTGGTGCGGGATTGCCGGGCGGTGGAGGGGGGGCGCCGAAGCTGCCTGGCTTTGCCGGCGGCGGCCGGATCAATGGGCCAGGGACGGGGACTTCCGACAGCATCCTGGCTCGCCTGTCTAATGGCGAGTTCGTTGTTCGCGCAGCAGCGGTTCGCCATTACGGTCCGGATGTGCTCGATCGGCTCAACAGCCTGCGCGTTCCGAGGTTCGCCGACGGTGGCGGGGTGAACATTCCCAGGCTGCTCCCGAGTATCCCGGATGTTCCGTCGGCACTGTTGCAGCAGTCCCGCAGCCCCGTTATGGAGAGCATGGGATCGCTGACTATCAACCTCGGCGGTCAGGATAGCGGGTTTACTGTTTACGGAACCCACGACACGCTCCGCGATATACGCAAGGCCGCCTCGAAGTTCGGGCGGACGCGCCCAAAATGACCAAGCCCGCCTCGCGCGGGCTTTTTTATGGAGTTGGGAATGATCATTCCGAACGTGATGCTCGGGGGAATACCGATCGTGATACACGGTGGCGCCCCGCAGTGTCAGTACCAGGCTGTAGATGGCGGCGTCGAGCGATTGAGGCTCAGCGGAGGTGCGGCAGTACAGATGACGCACTGGCGCAAGACGGCAATCACCATCAGCGGTTCAGGATGGATCGGTACGGGGATGCTTGGGCTCGACTTCGACAGCCCGCTGGAGCTGCGATGCAATGCGTCGCTTGGCATCTCGGGTCGTACTGCCGCCGACCGAGTATTCACCATCCCGGGCGAGGTTCGGCCGGACGCCGGTCCATGGGGGCTGGCGCTGGTCGGCCGTGAGTGGGTCAGAACGGACGTGTCGTCCGCCGGCCAGGTGGTAACCGTGTCGGAGATCCCAGGCGCGCAACTCTACCGCGTCGAGTGGTGGCCGCTGTTCCACGTCTTCGCGTCGGTCCCTCCTGAAGCGCTTGATTCTTCGAACAACAGCCGGACCTGGCAAATTGTCGCTGAGGAAATCTGATGCTCAACGGTGGACCGCTCAATAGCGCTGAGCTGAACTCGGCCGCTCAATCCGTTGTGCCTGGTCCTGAGCCGATCATTCCAGGCTACGCTTTCACCTGGCGAGCAATCGTGCGTGTTGGCGATGACGACGTTACACCGCTCCTGACCGGGGAGATCGAGGTCGATCGTGAAGAGGGGGCGGCTGGCGTCGCTTCCTTTTCGATCTATCTCGGCGACGGGCCTGTTGTCCCTACGGACTGGATCGGTCGAACCGTAACCATCGACTACGCAACGGAGACCGCGGGTGAACTGAGTCAGGGGCGACGGTTTACGGGGAGAGTTACACAGCCAGCCTGGAATCCTGTTCGGCGCGTCCTGGACGTCAGTTGCACGGACCAATTGCAGCAGCGTGTAGAGGCCATGGAAATTGCGGCCGTCGACGCCCTGGTCGGCGGCGCCTGGTCCGCAGATGTGTTCGAGCCGGTCGATGGACGCTCGCGGTGGGACTACGCCCAGGAGCGTTTGACCAGCGTAACCGGGAGCTTGGACTGTTCGCCATATGGTGCTCTCCGCGTCACGTCATGGCTTTCGGTGGCGCCTGCCTACGAGTTCGGCCAAGGCTCTACGGTATACGGATCGCTTGCGGTCGAGTTGGCCGACCTGAGCTCGCAGACGAACAGGGTCGAGATCGAGTGCGACTACCGATTCAGCCGGCTCTGGCAGTTGAACGCCTCGTATGGTTGGCAGCACCCCGGCACGGGTAACGCGGTCGGCGAGGCGGGGTTCTGTAATTGGCGCGGCGACGACACCGAGCTACCGGATGTCGAGATGATTACCTCAGCGACCGAAAGCAGCGGCCAGACGTTGTTCTATGCAACCTGGTATCCACTGCCGCCCACGGGCGTCTACTGCAATCCGCCGGCGGCATGGGTCAACAACTTCACCGAGCTCCTGCTCGGCGGAAATTGGATTGCTGGCCGGCGCTGGGTGCAGTCCGTTACAGAGCGCTATCGGTTGGTCATGGAGGTTCAGCCGAGCGTTGCGGCGACCGGTCCGATTGTCGGTCGGCAGCGTGCCTCGTTCGAGATCGAGTCGGACAAGGCCGAGCGCTGGGAAAGCGACCCGATCACCGGCGGCAGCACCGGCCACGACGACGAGAAGGATGGCAACCGGCGTTTGTCTGCGCTGAACTGCTTGTTGGCCCAGGGCGCCACGACGCTCATTGCTGCGCACCGCGGCACGACCGTGACCTGGGATGTGCCGACGTCCATGGTCCTGCCGATCGATCTTGTACATACGCTCCGCCTCGATGATCAGGGCGCGCGTGCGGTGGGCAAGTGTCGACGCATTGTCGACCGGCTCGACCTCGCATCCGGAAGCGCCCTGACCACGATCTCTATCGCGGTGATGCGAGGCGGGGGCGGCGCAGCAGACCCCCTTGTTCCTCCTGCTGGCTCGTCCGATCCCGCCAGCCCACCGTCGGGCGGGGGACAGCTCTCGACGCAGCTTGGAGGCCGCAACGGCAGCCCCCCTTATGACGATGATGCGGACGGATTCTCCGGGAACTGGAGCAACCGCGATCCTGGCGCCGAGTTGTTCCCGCGGCGCTTTTCGTTGACCGCAAACGACATTCCGGAGACCTACCGGGACGAGCATGCGCCGGAGATCGCGGCCACCTACCGGGTATCTGTACCTGATGACGTACTGGAGATGTAGCGATGGCGAGAGCCTGGATCAACAACTGGAAGACGACGCTGAGCGCCGGCCTTTCGCCTGGCGAATTGAGCCTGACGGTGCCGGATGCTGCCGCCGCGCTGCTGCCGCTCTCTGGCGGTAACTGGGTGCTGCTGACGCTGGCGGATGATGCCGGCGCTCAGCATGAGATCGTGAAAGCAACCGCGCGTGCCGGCGGGGTGGTGACGATCGATCGCGCCCAGGAAGGAACCTCCGACGGCAACTGGCCGGCGGGAACGGCGATCTATGCAGCCGTCACGGCCGGCGACCTCATGACGCTCCAGGCGCGCATCCAGGCTCTGGAGTCCGGGGCGTCTGGCGGCACCCTTGTCGACGAAACCGGCGCAACGCTGGTCGACGACGCCGGCAACAACCTGATTATGGAGAACATTTGATGGCAACTGTTACGCACGTCCTGTCCGGCGCCGGGGAGCCGCTCGATCCGCCACCAAGCATCGGTGCTCACTACGTGAACACGAACAACGGCGCGCTATACCTGGCGAAGGGCACCGCGAGCGGTGCCGATTGGGTGAAGCTGGGTAGTGGCGGTGGCAGCGCTCCGAGCGAGGTGCTGCATGTCAATACCGACGGCCAGTTCCTTCTCGAGCCTCAACACTCATTTGTTGAGGCCCGTCTGTTCGCAATTCCCGAGCTCGGCACTGCAGCAATTGGAATCGATCCCAGCACATCCCGACAGTTCGACCTGAATCTCAGAACCGCGGCTCCGAGCGGGCAACAACTGCAAATCAGGGTTACATCGGGTGAACTGCCCGGAGGTATGTCGATCGTGGGCACCTCGAGGCAGTGGGCGGTTCAGGAGTCGTATGGATTCGTGATCAATGCAAATGACCTCAACGGCGAGGTGTGGGCGCGCGTCTATTTCGATGCTGACGAACTCACTCTGTCGATGCTTGTGTTCAGCGATGTGCCGAACGCGTAGGAGATAGCGCATGGCTCTATCAGATGAGCGCCGCGGCATCGGCGCGAGGAACGAAGCGATCCGCCGCGCCGGCGGCCAGCGGGTCGAAGCGGAGCGCCGCGGTGACCAGGGCTTGACCGCCGCGCTCAACCGTCTGATCGAGCCGGAACGCCAGGCGCGGTCGCTGCGGAAAATCGATCCGCGCGGCGCCCTGGATGCAAAGCGCGGGCGGGCGGACTACAACCCCGCCGGAAAGCAGCTCGGTGGGGGTGGCGGTATTGCGAGCCCCCTGATCGAAGAAGATGCCGCCCAGCGCGAATATTACGAACTGCAGACAATCCCCACCAGCGATGGCCTGGCCTGGCTCCGGTATCGCAGCGTGAAGAAGATCGTCATGACCGACGCGTCAGGCGCAGAAGTGGTGATGGAGTACGCGAACGATGTTTCCCAATAGCCCGCTCGATGAAGCTCCGCAGGTATGGGGGTGGCCATGGCACGGCCTAATACGACAGCCAATCAACGCCGTTGATTCGACATTGACGTTACCAAGCGGGCGAACGATGAAGATGCCGCCTGTCAGGCTCGCAAATAATACGGCCCTTTGGGACGTAGGCATGCATATCCCTGAAGTGGAAACCGATGATCCAGATGAGCAGTGGCTAAACCGAGCGATTTTGCGTGGAACGGATTTGTCCGAAGCTTATGGCGGGGTTTCCTTACAGCCTGCATTTATACGTGGTTACACGATTCGATACGGCGTAAGCGTTCAATACAATTTTTTTCTCGAAACAATAGCTGCTAGCTGTTTGTTTCGGGATGGATTTACAGGGTTTTCTGGGACGGTCAGTAGCAATGCAATATCTCTGTCAGACCTTGGATTGCCCGTCAAGCCGGACGGTATCTCTTTCGAAGTTCTGGATGTAAATAACGACGGAACACGCCGTCTCTACCTGGCTAGATACCAAGAGACCGCTGGGAGTGGATTCATTGGTGTTGGTGGGATGCTTGAGTTGCGTGTGAGTGCGAGCGGCGCGAACAGCTTTCAAGCGGAACTGTCCGTGGTTGCACCTTGGGAGCGAATACAATTCGAGACTATCGACAGCAGTCGAACAGATGTTGACCCGAATACCCATACCCGCTTTTGGCGTGGGACGCCGGAGGACCCAGACGGCCCGTTCAATGAAAGCAGTGGAGAGCCGCCACCCCCGCCATACCCGGGGCATCCGTGGGCGCCTCACGTGTATAGAGTTCTAATCGGAGAGTTTTCAGCATCACTTCGCGCAAGGTCAACTGCTGGAGCGTGGTATGGATTGTCTGGCTCCCTTGAACTAATAACGCTCGAAGTTTCTATCGTGTCAACGATGTCGCGCTCGGCAGGTATCTCTGGCGATCACATCTCATTTAGCATGACCGAAGATATTTCGTTTTCCTACACCTTGAGCTCTTCTTCCGGCGGGTCCTCAGAGTCGCTGTACAACTCGCTTTCTACGAGCGGGGTTCTTAATGGGCCTGGTTCTATCCAATGGACTGACAGCATCACTGGTCAAAGTGTCGCGAGTGGATCGGAGTCTATTAGCTTGGGTGATATATACCTGCTTACTCCTGATGTTGGCGACAGTTATGCGGAAGGATTGGACTGGTCGTCGCCAATTGAGCTGTTCCCGGGGCGTCCGTCGAC